GAGACACCTAGAATGGTTGCATCGAAGGTAAATGAAGATGCTAAATTAGCAAGTCTTCCTGGTGCAAAGTCTATGAACATGAGACTTTTCCTGAATACCACCGACTCAAGAGTATCACCAGTTATCGATGCTCAGAGAGTCAGTGCAATCCTTACCTCAAACAGAGCAAACAGTGAAATCACAAACTTCGCAACTGATAGTAGAGTAAACACGATTGATTTGGATCCTACTGCATGTCAGTATCTTTCTAAAGAAATCACCCTTGAGCAGTCTGCCACATCTCTGAAAATTAATTTGAGTGCTCATGTAAACCTGGGTGCTGATATCAGAGCCTTCTACATGGTTGGAAATGAGCAAGGCACTGATCCCATATTCTCACCATTCCCAGGTTATAAGAACCTTAATGTTAGAGGTCAAGTAATTGACGCGAAGGCAAGCAATGGTGAGTCTGACGTATTTGTTCCTAAATCGAACATCTACGCATATGAGTCGCAGGATCTCGACTTTAAAGAGTATGAGTTCACTATTGATGAGTTACCTGCATTTAGAACATATCGCATCAAGTTGTTGCTTACATCAACATCACAGGTGCATGTTCCAAGAGTCAAAGATCTAAGAGTCATCGCATTAGCATAATGGATTATTACACGGTTGAGGGGCACGGGGATCTCGCAAGAGACCCCGTAACAAATTCTATTATTAACGTGAACAATCATGATTATCAACAATACATTGAGAGAAGAAGTGTAAAATCCAAAGAGAATCAAAAAGTACAGACAATTGAGGATCAAGTCGCTAATATGAAGGGCGAACTAGATGAAATCAAGTCGTTACTTAAGGAGTTAATCAATGGATCCCGATAACATCAAATTGAGCAATCTGTCAAAGATGTTTGCTTATAGTCAATTAGCATCTGAGATAGATAGTTGTGATGATAGTGATACTCTCAAAAAAATTGCAAAGTCATTTTGCAAACTTTATTATAAACAACAGGAAACGATGTCAATCATAGGAATACCAAATGCCTAGTAAGAATATCACTTTTGATCCAGATGCCGGTGTGCCAAAGGGTGCTAACTTTACTTTGCATACCGGAGCAGATTTTCACGCAAACTTTAACGTTGTTAATACTGCAAACTCTGCATTTAATTTTACGGGATATTCAGGATCCGCTCAGATGTCAAAAAGTGTGGCTATTGGGGCAACACTTGGAGTAACCACAAGTTTTACCGTTGGGTTTACTAGTGCATTTGATGGAAAGTTTAGAGTATCCCTTGGGTCAACTGATACTAGGAACTTGAAGGAAGGTAGATACGTGTATGACGTTCTCGTAAGTTCTGGCTCGACAACTTATAGCATAGTTAACGGTAATATATTAGTTCTTGCAGGTATATCTTCTGCTCCCTAAATATGTTAGGAGAATAGTTTGTTAAATGGCACAACCATCTAGTAGGGCAGATCTAATAAATTATTGCAAAAGGCAACTTGGTGCTCCAGTCCTAGAAATTAATATTGCTGATGAACAAGTGGAGGATATCATTGATGATGCTCTCCAGTATTTTCATGAGCGTCATTTTGATGGTGTCATTCAGACTTATCTGAAGTATAAGATAACACAAGACGATAAAGATAGAGGACAGGGTAGAGGCGGAAATAATCCAATCGGAATTGTTACAACCACTGCGACTTCTACAGTAGGTTTATCGACAACATTCTCTTACGAAGAAAATAGTAATTATATTCAGGTTCCTCCATCTGTCATAGGGATCAACAAGATCTTTAAGTATGACGGACCACAAACTTCCACGAATAATATGTTCAGTGTGAAGTATCAGATGTTCCTTAATGACATGTATTATTTTGGATCAACTGAGATCCTTACATATGCAATGACAAAAAGGTATTTGGAGGATTTAGATTTTATTCTGAATAATGATAAGCAGATAAGATTTAACCAAAGACAAAACAGACTATACTTAGATATTGACTTTGGTGACGTGGCAGTCGATGATTACCTTATTATTGACTGTTATCGACTCATAGATCCAAATGATTTTACAAGAGTTTATAACGACGCTTTCTTAAAAAAATATGCCACAGCTCTCATGAAGAGGCAGTGGGGTCAAAACCTTATTAAGTTCCAAGGTGTCAAATTGCCTGGAGGAGTAGAACTTAACGGTAGACAAATTTATGATGATGCTCAAAAAGATTTAGAAATGATCAAAGAGCAAATGTCAAACACTTATGAACTTCCCCCACTGGATTTTATAGGTTGATATCATGCTTAATCCATATTTTCAGCAAGGCGCTAGGACAGAGCAAAATCTGCTCCAAGATCTTATCAACGAACAGTTGAAGATGTATGGGGTTGAGGTGCATTATCTTCCCAGAAAGTATGTTACTGAGAAATCTGTAATACGTGAGGTAATTCAGTCATCATTTGATGATGCGTATCCCATAGAAGCGTATGTTGAGAATGTAGATGGATATGGAGATAATCCAACTCTATTATCTAAGTTTGGTATTCAGGCAACGAATGAACTGAATTTGATTATATCAAAAGAAAGGTGGGAGAACTATATCCAACCTTTGATTAAGAACGAAACTAATATCAAACTATCAACCAGACCAAAAGAGGGAGATTTAGTTTACTTCCCACTTGGTGATAGATTATTTGAGATTAAATATGTAGAACATGAGAGACCATTTTATCAACTTCAGAAGAATTATGTCTATGAGTTGAGATGTGAACTCTTCAGACTTGAGGATGAACTCATCGATACTGGTATTGATGATATAGATGATGTATTAGTTGGTGGAGAACTCACTGGAGAGACTGAGGACGGCATAAGCACCCTTACAGGTCCATCACAGACGCTTACACTGGTGGGCACGGGCGTCACTGCAACAGCAGTTATATCTCTCTTTAACGGAGGTATTCAGAACTTCGTCATATCTAATAGAGGAAGTAACTATAGTTCTCTCCCACGAGTTGCGATCTCTTCCGCACCTAGCACTGGGACGACTGGTATAGGAACCGCTGTGTTTATTGGTGGTATCAGAGTTTGTACTGATAATCTTAATCCAGCACTTAAATCTGTTCAGCAGGTAGATATTATTAATCCTGGTGCTGGTTATACTACACCACCTAGTGTGCAGTTTATTGGTGGAGGAGGTGCAGGAGCTGCTGCAACTGCTGTTATCAACACTGGAGTAGTTGGTCTTGCAACCATCACAAACGCTGGTGCTGGATATACAGTCAACCCCACTATTACAATCTCTGGTGTCTCAACTGTGTCTGCTGCTGCGACAGCGATTGTAAGTGCTGCTGGAACAATCAGTGCAATTCACTTCACAAACTCTGGTGCTGGATACACAGTTGCTCCAACAATTACTATTGCAAACCCAGACCTGGATTCGACAGGAGACTTTGCATTTAATGAAGTTGTGACTGGATCAATCAGCGGAACGACAGCAAGAGTTAAGAGATGGGATTCTACAACTAACGAGCTAGAAATTTACAAAGTCGGAGGAGACTTCACTGTTGGAGAAAATATTGTTGGATCAACTTCAGGTGCTTCGCATCAATTGAGAGTTATAAGCACTGATCCACCTGATGATGGTTTTGCAGATAATGTAAACATTGAAACTGAAGCAGATTCTATCTTAGACTTTAGTGAACAAAACCCATTTGGTATTCCCTAAATAATATTATCATTAAACCTTAACAATGTTTGAGTATTTTTATAACGAGATATTGAGGAGGACCATCATTGGATTTGGTACTCTCTTTAATAACTTGACAATAAAAGCGACCAACGCATCTGATTCGGTTGTTAGCGTGACCAAAGTGCCCTTAGCATATGGTCCCACACAAAAGTTTCTTGCGAGACTTGAGCAGCAGGCAGATTTAAATAGATCGACTGCAATGACATTGCCAAGAATGTCATTTGAGTTTACTGGTTTGACCTACGATCCATCAAGGAAAGTAACAACCACTCAAACCTTCGTTGTTAAGGATCCAAACACTGGTGAGGAAACAAAAAAAGGTTTCATGCCAGTTCCATATAATATGCAATTTGAACTTGCAATTATGTGTAAGTTGAATGATGATGCTCTGCAAATTGTTGAGCAAATTCTTCCATACTTCCAACCAGCGTATAACTTGACTGTTGAGTTAGTTGAGGGTATCAAGGAAAAAAGAGATGTTCCCGTTGTGCTTGAGAACATCACAATGCAAGATGATTATGATGGAGATTTTAAGGAAAGAAGAGTTCTTCTGTATACCTTGAGATTTACTGCAAAAACATATATGTACGGTCCTGTCTCCTCTGCAACGAGAGACATTATCAAGGTTGCAAAAGTATCTTATATTTCTGGAGATTCCAGAAGCACCACAAGAGATATCTCTTACACTGTCACTCCTAGAGCAATCAAGGATTATACAGGTGAAGTTGCAACAACAATTACCGATGATATTACCATAACAACCAAGGTTATCGAAGTCGAAGATGCGAGTGGTCTCACTGCCAAGACTTATATTGATCTGAATGGTGAGGAACTGTTTATCAAGTCCATCTCTGGTAATAAGATCACAGTCAATCGTGGTCAAGATAACACCACTATTGTGTCTCATGTCAAGGGTTCGCCTATTAAGGTGATCAATGATGCTGATGATGCACTCATTGCGGAAGGCGATGACTTTGGATTTAGCGGAACGATCTCATGAAGATGACGAAAAAGTACGACGATCTTAATGATGCGTTCGATGTGTCAAATGACATCGTTCACCCTGAGGTTGTCGAAAAGAAAATTGACAAGATCAAAGCAACTGCTGACGACATCAAAAAAGATTACGACTATACACGAGGTAATCTTTATTCAATTATTGAGAAGGGGCAAGAAGCACTGAATGGTGTGCTTGAATTAGCACAAGAATCTGAGCAACCAAGAGCATATGAAGTTGCTGGTCAGTTGATCAAGAGCGTATCTGATGCAACTGATAAGTTGATGGATCTGCAGAAAAAACTCAAAGACGTTGAGGAAGATAAAGCAGTTAAAGGTCCATCTACAGTTAACAATGCATTGTTTGTTGGTTCCACTGCAGAACTTGCCAAGATGTTAAAGGATGGACTTAAGGAAGATCCTAAATAACTGAAAGGGAGAGAAATCCCGCAGTATTGTACTAATAAAATGTCTAGAGAGGACTTACCCTCAGTTGACGATTTTGCTGAAGATAACAGCAATCTACCGTCAGTTGATGATTTCATTGTAGAAGAGGTTGAGGAGGAGTTACCCTCTGTAGAGGATTTTATTGAGAAAGAAGAAATAGAAGAAGGTACTCAGACCATTGAAGATTTAAATGGTGAGACTTTCGCAGAAGTAGAAGATATAGTTCCACCTTGGCCAGAGTTGGTCAGACTTATTAATGATGTCAGAGCAGATATACCTGACATTCCAGAGATAAAATATTACGAAAGAGAAGTTGAGGCAATTTGTGAACAGATTGATCTTGTAAGATCAGAAATCAAAGATCTGCCTGAAGTCAAATATTATGACGAACAGGTAGACCAGATCGAAGATAGAATAGATACACTTCAGACTGAAGTTGCAAATCTTCCTGAGGTAAAATATTATGATGCCGAAATCAAAGCAATTTGTGAGGCGATTGATGCTGTCAAGGAATCGATTCCTAAGTTTCCTAAATGGGTCAATGAGGTCAATGAAGTTCCCGACTTTTCATGGA